ATAATACTCATAGCTTCACCAGCTTTGTATCCATCTTTTACAAGTATTAACAATCCTGAATTTATACTTTCTGTAGATTGTCCAAAGTCCTCACTCCACTGTAGTGATGATTTTGACATCTGTGACATTATAGAATTAATCTGTGAAGTAGAGCCCGCTGTTGCTGCGACTTCTTTTCTTATATCTGCCATTTCATGTCCAAATGTTGCAGCAGCTATAACAGAAGCAGTTCCTAAAGCTACTATAGGTAGCGTAATGCTCTTAGTTAAACTTCCACCAACCTTCTCCATTTCTTTACCAGTTTTGGTTATGTTTTTGCCTGCATAAGCGGCCTGTCTTTGAAATGCACTTAAATTTCTGTTTACATTTAATAAAGTTGCACTAAATTGATCCTTCAGCTGTATTACCGCCGCAATTACACTTGCCATAGGTCTCACCTCCTCTTTTGAGGTAAATATTATTATTCAACTTCTTCTCTTTTTCTTTTTTCTTCCATTTTCATATTGATAAAAGCCCGAAGTATTTTTTTCTCTCCAGGCTTTTTATCAAAGTATTCTTTTGGGCCCATATTATTGTAATAAAAAAGTAGATAGGCTGTATTTACGTCCCTATCTACTTTTATTAGTTTTTTATTTCTTCTTCATCCTCTTCATCTTTTTCATAACCACTTAATTCATTAATAGCATTATAAAGATCATCTATTTCACCTGAAAGTAATAATTTTCTTATTAACTCTTTTGGTGAAGGCGCTTTAAAGTGATCCATAACCTCTTTACTTTTAAATATTTCACTGCAACCTTCAATAATTATTAAGGTTTTCATGGAATACATATTGATTTTTTTAACATCACCTTTTTTTATTTCAAGTGATCCTTCCTGTATTTCCGCATATTTTTGTGGATCAACTGCTTTGCAAGGAAATTCAATATCTTGTTTTAACTTCTTAGACTTAATTATTATTACTTTACTTGGATTTTCTATTTTGCCTGCGTCTATTTTTAATAATTTTTCAACTAAATTCATTAATAACTCCTCCTCTATATTCCTTAAATTGTATCTAATAGTGTCCAATCTTGGAAAGTAAATGGCATAGTTTCAACGCCTTCTTTTTTCGCTGCCCAATCAATTAATGTTACTTCATCGAAAATAACACCAGTGAGTGATATTCTTTCTTCACCTAGCCCATCTGGATCTGCCAATAAACTTATAATTGTAAATTCTGGTGTTTTTCCTTTTTTGATATCTGCACTCAAAAGGTTTATAAAAGCTGAGGTTACTTTATTAAGTACCACGGTGCCTTTCAAATCCATCCCAGTTACCTTTTGTCCATCTACTAAACTACCACACATCGGAATAACTGATTTTTTTAAAGTTACTTTAGCTTGAAGACTTGTTGTTTCTGCCATCATATTTCCATCTAGCCACATATCTCCAAATGTTCCTGATAGCACTTGACTTGCATTATAACTATCCATGATTAATACCTCCTATTAATTAAAGCGTTAAGTTTAAAGTTAAATCTTCCATAGCATCAAGCGGTACAACTGACCCTGATAAAAATACCAATGAGCCTGTATTTGCATTTTTAATATCTATTTCCTTCATTGAGTTTGTATCAATTCCTTTACCCATAAGATATGCAGTCTGAGCAGCTATATCAATCCCAACACTATTTTTGCCTTTATCCAAATAACCTAAATTTTCTAGGCCTACTAAATAGGCATTGATAGCTGTTATTAAAATGCATTTATGATTATAATCATTTGGAACTTTACCAACATAATTATCATTATAAGTTGTTTTAATATCGTCATGCATCAAATCCATAATGTCTACAATTTTAATCTTTTGGAAATCCTCGCCTTTGGTAGGAGTCAAAGTAACTAAACTATTTATTGCTCTTGCGATCTTTACTTTTTCACCATCATTCATGAGTACAAGGTTTCCAGCATTAATAAGAGTATTGAACCCTGTTATTGTGTTGTGCGGAACATCATTAACCTCTGTTAGCACTTGATATGTAGCACTCATGCTAAGTGGTATACCTGCCAATATACCTGCTATTCTGCTACAATACTGAATTGCATTATAAGTTTTACTGCCTACTACTGTATTATCTGTGTCATAATTTATAATTCCTTCATGGTCCGATGGTGTGTTTGGAAGAACCGCTTTAACCTTTAGGTCTTTGGTATCTCTTAGTCCTTTTATCCAGGTTGCCATGGCTACAGTTTCAGTTTGTAAAATAGCAGGCACAGCTAAATAATTCCATTTAACAGTTTCTAAATAATTTTGTGCTAGAGAATAGTCTGCTGCAGCTATCTGAATAACATAAACTATAACCTTAGTGGGAATATTGACACCACCTGAAAATGCTAAGTTAAGTTGTTCTTGATTACCAACTGTTAAAGTAGTTGGTATGTTTGTTGCGTCTGTGAGCACTATTGGATTGATAGTTGGAACTGTATCTTTTATGATTAAGGCCACAATTCCTCTACTACTTCTTATACCTGCACTTGCAGCTAAATTTTTAAATATAATCGATAAGTTTGGTAAGCCCATATTATTGCCTCCTCGTAAAATTCAAATTTATTTCTTGCATCATATCTGCAACCGGTGTATTATCCTCAATTTCATCATAGAAATTTAAGTCAAATTTAATTGAATATATATTATCTATATCATCAATCGTTTGTGCTCTAAATTTTCTTATTAGAATTTTTCTAAGACCTATTTGTAAGTTTGATCCAAAATTTTTCTTTAAAGTATCGTACATTTGCAAATTTTCTAAATCTGTTCTTTTAGCAGAAAAGTAATTCATTTCTACTGAAATAGTATTTTCACTTGTATTTTTTTTGAAAGTATCTAAAGTAATTGGCATTATTTGAACAAAAAAACAAGGCCTTTTATAGCCTTCTTTAATCTCACTTCCATAGGTTTTTATACCAGTTATCGATAAAACACCATTTACTGACTTCTTAATATCTATTAAACTAATCATTTAATTTTACCTAAAACATCATCTAGCCAAGCATTTACTACTATAGGCAATGTTCCTTCCATTTCTACCATGCTATTTTCTACCATATGCTTTCCTGGTACAAATCCAATAACTGGACCACCTTTACCTTTAACTATATTATGACCTGCTTCTATAAGGTGAAAATGTGGACTAGTATTTATAAGAGTTATATTTGTGCCATCTTTTCCATAAATTACTTTACTTAATTTATACTTATCTTTTAGATGTTTTTTATGCTTTCCCAATGGTGTTTTATCTTTGGAGCTGGCTTTAAGTTTTTTCCCTAACTTCTGTAAGATTTCTTCTTCCTTAAAAGGATATTTAGTTCTTACTTCTTCTAACTTAGTTTGCATTTGTGTAAGGCCTTCAAACTTTAATGTAAAATCATCAGACAATTTTATACACCTTCTCATAGCACATTATTTCAAGAAATTCATGTGCTTCATATGGATCTAAGATATCTTGAATATTAAAAAATCTTTCTCCATATTGAATTTGCATATCAGGAGTTATGTTATCTTTTAAATATCTAGTAATGATTTTATAAGTTACCTCTGACTGATATTTCTTAGCTTCTACATATTCTCTACCCAGTACAGAAGATACACTCGCCCAAACTGTCTTAAATATATGAGGTATTAATATTGTATCTCCTGCTTCATCTTTCTCAGGTCCCTCAATCATTGTTATAAAATTTATTTTTTTATTTAAAGCTCCAAGTCGCATATGTTTTGTAACTTGTTTATAAAGTCCAATTTGCATATAATCACTCCCTGTGCTAATAGAATCCTTTCTTTAAGTCTCTATCGCTAATTCTAAGGCCTTTGCATGAAGTTGACCAAAAAGGCTTCTTACTCCAATATCATTATCAGATATAATGCCCATCTGTCCAGGATCATCAAACCATCTAACAAGTAAAGAAGATGCAAGCATTTTAGCTGTTGGATCTATTGAGGTATCTACACTCCAATCTTTGCCTGTTGCAGTTTTTATATAATCATCAACAAATGGTAATAAAATATTTAATTGTGGATAATCTTCTGGATTTGAGAGCCTTAGCATATCCACTGCCTCTTGATTTGTAAGTATCATATTATCACCTACTTAAACTATTAAAAATATATCAACTAATGTTCCATTTAACGAACTACTCAGTTTTATTGTATTGTTTTCAATATTTGCTGAATCTACTGTAACTGTTGGTGCTGTGACTTCCTTTATAGCATTAAGATAAGTTGCAAGTATTACCCCAAATGTAAGTTTATATGGTAACCCAAGTTTCTCACCAAAACCAATTGAGGTAGTTACTCCTGTTCCATTAACTGGAACCGTAATGCTTGTTACTGTTTTAAAAGCTTTACTACCTTGTACCGTTCCAGGTGTTGCTGCTGTAAATGCTGGTAACGTTTCAGTTATTACTGCATCAGCAAAATTTGTGCCTGTAATAATGACCTGCTTTGCTGTAATATTTGCACCTGTACCACCAACTGTCGCTGTGATATTTTTCGGAATGGATGGATTTGTTAATCCAGTTGTAATTACTTGTTGTATAGCTGTATCTATTACTGCTGCGAGTACACCTGATGTATTTGCTACCACTGCATTAACTGTACTTACTTGTAAATGTGCGATAAAGTTTTCCTTGACTGAAACACCAGATACATTTGTTTTGATAGTCTGTCCTAAACAAGGATTAAATGGGTTCATAATATACCTACCTCCTAAAATATAAGGGACGGGAATTACCCGCCCCAGTTAATTAAAATTATGCGCCTTTTTTTACTATTACAAATCCAAATGGATCAATGACTTTACCATCTGCTATGAGAATTCCTTTATCAATCCATTGATTTGTTTCCTGCCATAAATATCTGTACATTGTAAGTGCCATATTTGAATTAATAGCATAGTTTTTTAAATTACC